GTTAAGCTTAACCATAATAGTTCTAATAATCCCTTTACTTTAAATTCATATCAATTAGAATTTACAACTGGAGGACGTAGATAATGGGTTCAACGTATACACGACAAAGTAGTACTGAAATAGTAGATGGAGAAGTTATTAATGCTTCAGATTTTAATAATGAGTTTGAACAGCTTGTATCTGCTTTTGCTGTATCTACTGGGCATAGCCATGACGGTACAACTGCTGAAGGTGGTCCTGTAACTAAGCTTTTAGGTACAGCTATTACTATTGGTGATGGTACGTCTGGAACAGATATTGCAGTAACTTTCGATGGTGAATCAAGTGATGGTGTTTTGACTTGGATGGAAGATGAAGATCATTTCAAGTTCTCTGATGATGTTGTAATAGATAGTAGTAAAAGAATATATTTGTATGATGAAGGTGGAGAATATATTTATGGTGATGGTACAGACTTATACTTAGTCTCTGGTGCGGATATTAATATTCCTGCAAACATCGGTTTAACATTTGGTAATGATGGGGAAAAGATTGAAGGTGATGGTACAGATTTAACAATTAGTGGTAATAATATTAAACTTACTGCCACGGCAGATGTCGTAATTCCTGCTGATGTAGGTATAACTTTTGGCACTGGTGAAAAGATAGAAGGAAATAGCACAGATTTAACAGTTACATCAGGAGCAGACATTAATCTTACTGCTACGTCTGATGTAAATATACCTTCTGGTGTTGGTGTAACATTTGGTGATGATGGTGAAAAGATTGAAGGGGATGGCACTGATCTAACAATTAGTGGTAATAATATTAATCTTACTGCTACAGCAGATGTAGTAATTCCTGCTGATGTTGGTATTACTTTTGGTTCTGGAGAAAAGATAGAAGGTAATAATACTGATTTAACTATTACCTCTGGTGCAGATATTGCTTTAACAGCTACAGGAGATGTAAATATACCCACTGATGTAGGGGTAACTTTTGGTGATGATGGGGAAAAGATTGAAGGGGATGGTACTGATTTGACTATTTCAGCTTCAGCTCTTTTTAATGTAGATGCTGGTACAGATATTGTTTTAGATGCAGGTGGAGGCGACATTTTCTTTAAAGATGATGGTACTACATTCGGTAGTGCTACTAATACTTCAGGTGATTTAATTATTAAGTCTGGTACTACTACTGCAATGACGTTCAGTGGTGCTAATGTAACATTTGCAGGAACTGTAACAATTGGTAGTGCAGGTATATCTGAAACAGAATTAGAAATTCTAGATGGTGCTACTGTAACAACTACAGAATTAAATTTAATTGATGGGGGAACTTCTAGAGGTACAACTGCTGTAGCAAGCGGTGATGGCATTCTTATAAATAATGCTGGTACAATGGCAATGACTAATGTAGATACAGTTTCAACTTATTTTTCAAGTCATAATGTTGGTGGTGGTAATATTGTTACAACTGGAGCACTTGATTCTGGTTCTATAACTTCTGGATTCGGTGCTATTGACAATGGAACATCTGGAATACGAACTGATACATTTACAGCAGAGACATCTATTGTTCCTGATGCTTCAGGAGGAGCAGACATAGGAACATCTTCTTTAGAATGGGGAGATGTGTATGTTGCAGATGATAAATATATTCAATTTGGTTCAGATCAAAATATTATAGTAGGCTACGATGAAGATGGAAATGATACTTTAGAATTTAAAGCAAATGTAGAAGCAGCAGCTTTAGGATTAACATTTAGTGCTGACCAAGCAGATGATAATGCAGATACATGGAAATTAAATTTTGCTGATGGAGGAACAATAACATGGCAAAGTTACACTTCAGGTTCTTTTGTTACAAAACAAACATTGGACACAAGTGGTAACTTAACTCTTACAGGTGCTATCGAACTTGGTCATGCTAGTGATACAACTATTGCTCGTTCTGGCAGTTGAGACATTACCATTGAAGGATATGCAGTATATAGAGCGGGTGGAACAGATGTACCTGTTGCAGATGGAGGTACTGGAGCCAGTTCATTAACGGACGGGGGCGTATTACTTGGTAGCGGCACGGGAGCAGTCACAGCCATGTCCGTTCTAGCAGATTCTGAGATGATTGTAGGTGACGGTTCTACCGATCCGGTGGCAGAAAGCGGAGCAACCCTACGCACGAGTATAGGCGTTGGAACAGGAGATAGTCCACAATTTACGGGTATCGAGCTAGGACATGCTAGCGACACTACGATAGTTCGATCAGGTTCCGGTGATATTACAATAGAGGGAAATGCTGTCTATCGTGCTGGGGGAACTGATGTTCCTGTAGCTGATGGTGGTACAGGAGCTTCTTCATTAACGGATGGTGGTGTACTGTTAGGTTCTGGTACTGGTGCTGTAACTGCAATGGCAGTTTTGGCAAATGGCGAAATGATTGTTGGTGATGGTACAACCGATCCAGTGCCGGAATCAGGTTCTACACTAAGAACATCAATTGGTTTAGGTACATTTGCAGTTGAGAATGTTAATGCCGTTCCAGCGTTAACTTTAGCCGCTGCTATTACTGGTGCTGATCAAACAGTTTCTGCTATTAATCTTAAAGATTACGGTGAAGTTACTAATGCTATTGGTGCTACAGGAGGGGGTACTCAAGATATTGATTTGAATGCTGGCAATAATGTTGTAGCAACAGTTGACACAAATACCAATACATTCACTTTTAGCAACCCTACTGCTAGTGATGAACTATGCGGATTTACTCTTTTTCTAACAAACGGAGGATCACAGACCGTGAACTGGCCCGGCACTGTTGATTGGGCAGGGGGAACTGCGCCAACTCTAACAACCAGCGGATTAGATATTCTGGTTTTCGTAACAACGGATGGCGGCACAATCTGGCATGGTATGGTCGGAAGTGCGGATAGTAAATAATGCCTAATATCAAAAGAGGAATGATGGGGGCGGCTGGTGTCTCGGTCACCTACACAGCTAATGTTACTCCCGGCGCTATGTTTGCTTGGGGGCGAGGGAGCGCCGGCCAATTAGGGTTGGGAGATGTGTTAGACAGGTCTTCCCCCACACAGATTGGAGCACTTACTACATGGAAGACAGCTGCTGGCTCTAATTTTGGTGCTCACGCTGTTAAATCGGATGGGACACTGTGGGGATGGGGTAGGAATGATTCGGTTTTCGTCAAAATAGGTGATGGAACGGCCATCACTAAATCAAGCCCCGTTCAGATTGGATCACTCACTGATTGGAGTAAGATAGCTGGTGGTCAGGGTCATGTAATTGCTATTAAAACAGACGGCACTCTGTGGGGATGGGGGGATCAGAGCAGAGCGACGTGCTTGGGAGTCGTGGGCGACGGAACTATTATTGACAGGTCCAGCCCCGTACAAATTGGTGCTCTCACAACTTGGTCCGCTATTGCCTGTACTACCGGCGCTTCTGCTGGGATTAGAACAGATGGTAAACTTTTCACTTGGGGGGATGGAAATCATGGCGCAAACGGACGCGGCAGCGTTATAGATATTTCCTCTCCCGTACAAGTCGGTTCTTTGACAGACTGGTCAAAAATTTCCTCCTCTAAACATGGATTTAGAGCGGTGAAAACTGATGGTACTCTGTGGGTTTGGGGGCAGAATAATGTAGGTCAGTTGGGTATCGGCACGGTTGTTACTACTTCCTCTCCCGTACAAGTCGGTTCTCTTACCGATTGGTCCCACGGCGGACAGGGTCCCAACAACACCAATGTAATGCTTATTAAAACGGATGGAACACTTTGGGGCATGGGCAGCAACGACGACGGCGCGCTTGGGGATGGTACCGTTGTCTTCCGGTCTAGTCCTGTACAGGTAGGAACTCTGAAGCATTGGCATAGTGTGGCAACTTCAGGACTGAACACTGTAGCGGTTCAAACCAATGGGACTCTGTGGTCTTGGGGATCGAACTATAAAGGACTTAGCGGCCGCGGTACGGAAAATGTCAAAGCATCCAGCCCCATACAAGTTGGGACACTGACAACATGGGCAGAAACCTTTGCCATGTCCATGGGTTTAGGTGCCATCAAGGGATCAGCACCGTGATATTCTTAGCATCACTTCCCCGTAGCGGCTCAACGCTTCTCACCTCGATCTTGAACCAGCGACCAGATGTATACGCAACACCCACCTCCAACCTATGCGACACCATGGGCGCAACTGTAAAGGTGTGGGAACAAGACCCAACCACCAAGGCTAGTGAGGGGCAGAAGGAAGACATCATTCGTATCCTCAAGGGCATACAGGATAGCCGCTACGATACGGACAAGTTGGTGTTCGATAAGGGAAGAGGATGGCCCGCTCCACAGATTATGAAGACCATGATGGAAGTGCAGGGTGATGTTAAAATTATAGCTGCTGTACGACCTGTTGCTGAGTGTTTAGCGTCCTTTGCTAAATTAATGAAGCCGGATAACGTAACAGATTTCTGTAAGCGTGGAGAATTAGCTATTCATCTGTTTAATTCTTATCAAGTTCTTAAAAACGGATATGAAGAATATCCCGATAACTTCCTCTTTATTGAATACGAGGATTTAGTAGATAACCCAGCACATGAACTGAACCGAATTGAGCAATGGGTTGGACTAAGCCATTACGATTATGACTTTGATAATATCATTGATAGCAAAGAAATAGATGAGGCTTGGGGTATTAAAGACCTTCACAAAGTTCGTGGGAAAATCAAAAAACGACAGTACTCAGCCAAACATATTCTCGGCCAAAGTCTGTGGAACTTTTATCAAGGTGGTGAGTTCTGGAATGATAAACCAGAACCAGAGAAACAGAAGCTGCCGATAACATATCAGCATGATGCTCTTATGGCTGGAGACTTTGAGAAATCCAAACGCTTAGCTTATAGGAATCTCTCCCTTTATCCAGATGATAGCGACATTTGTTTTAATGCTGGTTGGGCAAAACTGAGTGACGATGAGGTGGAAGAAGGATATTTTCTGCTAGATAAAGGAAGAGAAACCCTTGTATGGGGTGATCCTCACTGTGGTTCGATTATGCCTCTTTGGGATGGCGAAGAGAATGCAACAGTTTTATTGCGTCTAGAACGAGGTCTTGGAGATCAAATACATCAAGTTCGATACGCTCGTGAACTCAAAAAACTAGGTTGTACGGTAGTTGTTTCATGTGGATCATCTTTAGCTGACATACTGCGACACGCTGAAGGGGTGGACGTTGTAGTACAGCATGAAGCAGCTTGTGGTGTGTTACATGATTTCTACCTCCCTGCTATGTCCGCACCGATTCAGCTTGGCTACCAAAATTCGGCAGACATTGATGGCTCTCCGTATATTCCTGCATCAGCAGATATAGTGCCGCATCGCGTTGGTTTGCGGTGGAGTGGTTTACCAGCATATGAACATCAAACTAAGCGCTTGTTTCCCCATGAGCTATTATTTAACACTATGAAAGACAGAGCCTATTGTATCAATTTACAAAAAGACGAGGGAGAAGAGTATTGCCCAGACTGGGTAGAAAAAGTGGATTTATCAACGTGGACAGCAACGGCAGCAGCAATATCTAGCTGTGAGATGATTGTAACTTCTTGTGCTTGTATTGCTGATCTTGCCGGGGCGATGGGAGTACCAACAATGATAATCGTTCCTGTAGTACCATATTATTTGTGGACCTTACCCGGAATATCAACGCCATATTATGACAGTGTTACATTATTGCGACAGACTGATCCTGATGATTGGCTCGCACCGTTTAAACAATTAGCTGAAATGGTGGTACTTCGTGAAGCAGCTTGATATTATACTTAGAACTTATGATGGGGATAGTGTGCATTCCAGAAGGTTTGATAAGCCCAAGAAGGATATTGTTTGGCGCTGTGTTCGTTCACTTTGTACTGCTATCAAGGCTCTACCAGAGCAGCCTAGCTTAACTATACTGGATGATCATTCCACTGCTGAGACAGTACAATTTTTGCGTAATGAAACAATTTTTCTTGGAAAGAACGCAACAATTCAGACGCTAGAAGGTACAGGTAATAATGCTAGTATGTTAGAGGCTCTTACATTAGCAAAGGAAAGTACTGCCGATTTAGTTTATGTAGTTGAGGACGATTACTTACATTATGAAAATGCTCTAGCGGTGGCTCTAGATACATGGGAAAAATTCAAGCACCGCTGCACCCTTCCTTTTATGGCTATGACGCTAGTTGACTGTCCTTCCAATTATATAGATGAACCAGAAGATCGTAGGGGTTTGCCTAATAATGATAGAGGCGATGGTTCTACTGGTATGATCGTCGGTGGTACAGATCGTCCATGGCGAACTATAGGCCATACAGGGGTTACTTTCTTACTGGAAAAAGGCATCTTGCAAAATTATTGGCAACCATTCAACGAGATAGCTAGATACTGGCCGTATCTTGAGGAGCGTTGCACATTTAATAAATTATGGAATATAGAAGTTGGACTATTTGGACCATTAGTACCGTTGTCGTATCATTTATGGGAAAATCATCCCTTTTATCCAGTAGATGATCTATGGGAAGATAATAACTGTAATTCCAACGAGTTACTGGCAGCATAGGAGAAATTAAAATGTTATACGCACACGTTGAAGATGGAGTCATAACTTATCGGGGAACACTTCCCAAAACTTGGCGCAATATCTCTGGTTTGAATTTATCGGAGGGTGATGATGCTTATTTGAAAACACTAGGATGGGTTCCTTATGTGGAAGTTTCTGTAGAGTTTGGTGCGGATGAAACGCCGGATGGTGAAGATACAGTGGTCACTAAAACGGAAGTCACTGCAACAGCAAAGAAACGTGCTATGACAGACGATGAAAAAATTAATCGGGATAATAGTGATGCATTAAATGAAATCTTTCGCCTTGAGGCGTTAGAAATTCCCCAACGATTAGCTGAAGCACTTCCTGATGACAGCGGTGGATCGGCGGAAGGTCGGGCATGGTTCAAAGCTAACCGTGCAAAAATTGCTGTAGAACGGGCTAAGTTGAAATAATATATTTGGATTAAATAAAACAATTACACCCTCGCTTAGAGAACCAATTGAAAGGCAAAAACATGAATAAATTTATTATATCTATGGTACTAATTATTTCTATGTGTGTAGCAAGCCAAAGCTTTGCTAACCCTAAAAAAAGTGGGGTTGTTCCTGAACAAGAACACCTTGAAATGTTGTACCCTACTGTTCTTGTAAGGTTAGGTAATGGGTCAGGGTCTGGAACTGTTGTCTATTCTGAACAAAATGAAGAGTTTGATTATGAAAGCTATGTTCTAACTAATTGGCATGTAGTTCAAAACTATGTAAAATTGAACAAAGTCTGGAACTCTGAGAAAAAAGAACATATAGAAACAGAGAATAGGCGTCCTGTAAATATTGATTTATGGGAATATAACAATTTTAGCATAGCGGTAGGAACTATCGGTAGGATTGCTAATATTGTAGCTTATGATAAAAGTAGAGACTTGGCTTTGCTACAGGTAGAAGATACAGAACGTCAGATGCCTCATGTAGCTAAACTATATCCAGAAGATAAAGATGACGGTCCTTGGATTTTTCAAACAGTCTATGCTGTTGGCGCAGGGTTAGGTAAGCCCCCTTTTCCGACTATGGGGTTGCTTTCTGGTTATGGAAAAGATATACATGGTAATGATCTGTATTTGGCAAGTGCCCCTATAATTTTCGGTAACTCAGGAGGTGCTTTGTATGTATATAGTCCTCGTAGAGAATATGAGCTTATAGGAGTTCCAAGTATGGTATCTGCTTATGGTTGGGGAAATGTAGTTACACATATGGCTTGGTCTAGGCCAATATCGGAAATTCGTATTTTTCTAAGGGACGCTGGTTATGGCGTAAAAATCTTAGGGGATGAGCCAGAACAAGAAGAAAAAGAAGAAGATAAATAAGTATAGCACTTGGAGAACATTTTTTTGGGAAAATATAATATGGCAACAAAAGACATAAACTCACAAACTATTATTGAGGTATTGATAGAGCAACGAAATGATACGCTAAATAGGCTTGTTCGTTGTACTGCACTTAATATAGAACTTGAAAAAGAAATAGATATACTTCAACGTGCTAATGAAACTACCAATGAGCAGGAAGTAGAAATAAAGGAATAAACAACATGGCTGTAGGATACGATCAACAAGGATTAGCACAGAGAGCAGCACAGTTAGGCTATCAAGGAGACATGCGCTTTTTTCCTCAATATCTTGAACAAAATCCAGATGTAGCACAACAGTATTTTGCTCAACAGGATGCAGATATATATCAACAGGAGAATATACCACAATTTCAAGCTGGTGGATATGCATCTCCACAAATGATTGGCTGGGAAAATCCAATTCCAGAGCCGCAGCGTTATATATCAATGCCACCGCCGCCGCCGGAATGGACGCCAGATCCAAATCTTCCAGAATATAAACAAATGCAGGGCTGGATAGACGAAAACTGGGTCAAGAATCCAGAATGGGAAGAGTGGGCATTTCGCCCTCAGCCAGCAGTCCAACCAGCAACCCAACCAACTCCGATCCAACCCGCACCAGCGGTTGGTGGTACAGACCCTTCACTTCGTCAAATTAGTGGACAAAGGGTTTTAACTCCTGCACTTCCCTATGGCACACAATTTCAAGCTGCTTTAACTCCATTTGAACAAGCACAGAATATTGCTGCAACTACAGGACAAGTAGGTGCAGATTTAACTATTGCTGAAGCTGCTCAAGTTCCTATAGCTCAGACTGTAGCTCCTACACCTACACAAGCTGCTGAAGTAACTGCAGAGGAAGCAGCACTTGCTGTACAACAAGTTGCTATACAGGCGGCACAAATAGGTGCGCCTACACAAACTATAGAAGCTGCTCAACAAGCACAAACACAAATAGCTAATTTACAAGCTGCTCAACAGGCGCAAGCTTCTCAAGTTCAAGCTCCTGCTGATAGAGCACTACAAGCAACAGAACAAATTTCTGGTCCTGCACAACAGGCTGTTCAGGCGGCAGCTTTTGTAGAACCTGCTTTAGTAGCTGCTCAAGCTAATCCAAGTTTAGCTGCTACTGTACAGGGACAACTTGATATACTATCTCAACAGTTTGCAGAAGGCAATGTACCATTTTGGGCTGCAGGAGCTATACGTACAGCTACACAGAGGCTTGAAGCAAGAGGTTTGGGTGCAAGTAGTATGGCAGGTCAAGCAATTGTCCAAGCTGCTCTTGAGGCTTCTTTTCCAATTGCACAAGCAGATGCAAAAACTATAGCTGCCTTTGAAGCACAGAATTTAACAAATAGACAACAAACTGCTATGTTGACAGGACAATATAGAGCACAGTTTTTAAATCAAGAGTTTGATCAAGCTTTTCAAACTCGTGTAAGAAATGCTGCTACTATATCTGATATTGCAAATAGAAACTTTACTGCAGATCAACAGATAGCTTTGGAAAACTCAAAGTTAACACAGACAGTAGATTTAACAAATTTAAGTAATCAACAAGCTCTTGTGATGGCAAATGCAGGAGCATTAGCTAATTTAGACATTTCTAATCTAAATAACAGACAACAAGCTGCTGTACAGAATGCACAAAACTTTTTACAATTAGATGTAGGTAATTTAAATAATAATCAACAGGCTGCAGTAGTGAACTCACAACAACAAGCACAAAGTTTATTGACAGACGCAGCAGCGGAGAATGCAGCTAGACAATTTAATGCTACAAGTCAGCAACAAACAGATCAATTTTTTGCAAACCTTATTGCCGGTATAGGACAACAAAACACTGCACAGTCTAATGCTATGAATCAGTTTAATGCTGGTGAAGTAAATGCCCTACAAAGATTTAATTCAGAGATTTCCAATCAACGTGACCAATTTAATGCTCGTAATCAATTAGCTATTGGGCAGAGTAATGCAGTGTGGCGTAGAGAGATTGCAACTGCAGATACAGCAGCTACAAATTTTCAAAATCAGTTTAACGCACAGAATTTGCTTGAGCTTAGTAATGAAGCATACGATAATCTCTGGCAAGAATATAGAGATATGCTTGAGTTTGCTTGGACATCTGGAGAAAGTGAATTAGATCGTATTGCTTCTATACAACTGGCACAAGTTAATGCTGCTAATACAAGAGAATTAGCAGAATTTCAAGCTGATAGGGAACGATCATCACAAGTAGGTGGCTTTATTGCACAAGTAGCACAACCATTTATTCAAGTTGGACTAAGCTCTCTTGCGGAGTGGGTATTTTGATAATGGCCCCATTACTATAGCATATAGGAGAAAATAATGTCAAGTATAACCCTTACTGAATCTGCAGTAGTTAACGAGGAAGCTGCAAATACAGGTTATTTTAATAGAGTTAATACGCTTTTAGCAGAACAAGAAAGTGGGTCTGCTAGGGCAATACAAAACTTTATAAAAACAGACGGTACAAAAACTGACATAGCCAGTTTATTTAAAACATTAACAACAGAACAAGGTACTTATGATTTTAGTAAAGCTCACCTTGCCTATGCACTTGATATAGCTGGTGCTACTGAAGAACAAATACTTAATGCTATTGCTTTTCTTGATAAGTCTAAAAGAAGGATATTAGCACAGAGAGCAAGTTTTAGAGAAACAGAAGCAGCAGAAGAATTTTTTAAGCCACTGATGAAAAAAACAACTAAAGCACCAGAGTGGAAAACTAGGAAGCAGAACTATGCAGACTCAATTGATACGGCATTAAAAACCTATCGTATGCGGCAAATAGAACCCATAGCACCAGAAAAGGATATTGCATAAAATGCCCAATATTGAAATAACAGAAATGACTGCGCCTATTCCCGGTCAATCTTTGACTGCGGAACTTGGATCTAGACCTTGGGAACGTCCAGCTAAATATTCTGATCCAGAAGACGCTTTAGAATACTATGTAAAACAAATAAGTTTGCCAGATAGAACAGCACATATGTTAGAAATTTTAGAGTTGGGGTATCCTGCTGCAACTTTGGTAGATTCTATTCTTATTGCTGGAGTTATGCAAGGACTACATACTATTGATGTAGCTGTACTTATTTCTCCAGCGATGTTTAAATTAATAACTGCTATAGCGGATGAAGTTGGAGTTGAATATAAAACAGGACTTACTAGAGCTAAAGACGGTAGTGTAGATCAGCTTTTGGTTGAACGTGCTGCAGCAGAACCTGAAGCAGAAGAAATTGAAGAAAGATTTGAAGAAACTGAATTAGAAGATATTAGAAATGCTGCTAAAAAGACTAATATGGGGATAATGTCTCAAACAACAGCAGAAGAAATGGAGGTCTAACTATGCCACTTATTGTAGCAGATATAGTATCGGGATTTGCAAAAGAAACTACTGCTGGATTTAAAAAATCGGCGGCAGATAGGCAAAATATAATTAACATAGCTGCATCACGAGCAATTACTGAAGGTGGTCGTCTATATGATATACGTAAATTAGAATTAAAACGTGTAAGAGAGGCACTTAAATGGGCAGAAGAGAATGGGTTTGATACAAAAAATGCTAAATTTTTAGCCTCAAGATCACAAGAAGAATTTGAAGGTATAAAACAGGATCTTAGAGAAGCGCAACTAAGGCACCAAGCAAGCAGTAAGAAAAGTGCTGAAGAAGCAGAAATAGAGCTGAGACGAAGAATATCTGTGCATCCAAGTAGAAGGCAATTTGAAATTGGTGAACCTGTTGAAATTGGTGAACCTGAATTTGATCCCTATAAAGTATTTGGTATGGAAGCTCCCTCTTTGGATGCAGGGATAAAAACAAGACAAGCATTTGATGAAGAGTGGTATAAGACTACGGCAGCAGGAATAGTTGGAAATATATCTCCTGATGATATGGATCGTGATCAAGAAATGTCAATTGCTGCTCAATTACGAAATGCATTTAGCAAACAATTTGGTTTGCCGGGAGGAGAACGTAAAGAAGCATTAGATACTGCTGGTCGTGTTTTAGGTTTAACTGGAGATCAAATTGCTGATCTAATGGCGGATAGAAAGGAATATGAAACAATAAAAACACCAGAAGGATTTAGGCGATATCTTTCAAGAGAAATGGCAATAAAAATAGAAGAACAGGAAATAGCACTTAAAACTGCTAGAGATACTTATGAACAAGCAGCTCTAAAACTTAAAGAATCTGAAGATGAACATGAATTTATTAACATGACAGTTGGAGAATGGAAA